GATAGACAACTCCACTTGCTTGGATACTTGCCTGTACAGTTGGAGTACCACCAGTGATAGTGTCAGTATCAACAAATAGACCTTTAACGTAATTTGCTTCTAATACACCAGTACCCACTGTGAATGATGTAACAACTGCTTCAGCATTTGCACCATTAGTAATAATATCTCCTACAGCAAAACCAGTAGCAGGGTTAACAACAGAACATGTAATGGTTACTTTAGACTGAGATGATTTCAATACTTGATAGATACCACCACCAGACTGAGTAAATCCAGAAGCAAATGTTCCTGTAATATCTGTTAACGTTACTTTAGGATTTGCTCCTGTAGTATCAAATTCTGTAACTGTACCTTGAGCACCAGAAGGATCCTGTACAACTCTTGCACCCACAGTAAATGATGCTGGAGCACTAGAAAGTGATAGGTTTCCAGTTGGTAGATCTAATATCTGTTTTGGTTTAAGTGTAAGGATTGGATTCTCAATTAGATTGTGAACACCGCCATTACCTTTTCCAAGTGTACAGTTATTAAAGGTTGCAATACCGTTACTAGGTCCAAATTGACAACGATACATTGTGAATTTAAGATCTTCATATTGGTCAGCAGTCCACGTAGATGCGTTCTGAGACTTGAAGAGTACACCAGCATAAGGCTGTTCTGAAATGGTTCTAGTACCAGTAATATCAACATCACCCATTCGGGATATCCATACTTTATATTCATTGGAGTCTGATAATAGAACGAAACAATATTCTGTAGACTTCTTAAGATATACAGGAGCACGGAAAGTAAATTTCGTTGCAATCGCTGCGTTCTCAGAAGTTTCCACTTGTTGTGGATTTAAAGTAACATCAGAGAATGGAAGGATAGCAGCAGTAGGATAACCATTTTCCATAGTTCTGATCTGCATAGAGATCGGAATGTTACCATCTTTACTTGCAAAGAATATATCAACTGAGTTGATAAATGTACCACCATCTTCATCTAGAATGAATGATTGTGCAAGAGGGTCATACCAACCAACCTGACGTTCCTCAGTTCTAGTAGTTGTAACAACTCTATCTTCAGATACAGTGTCACGAACAATCTCAGCATTTCTAACAGCAAGAATATTTTCTCTTACAGTTTGTAATGTTCCTCTTGCTTCATATGTTGTTTCAGCAGATGAATCAACAGTTCCAGGTAACTTACTATTCTCTTCGTTAGTAGTAAATCTAAGTGTACGAGTACCAGTTGCAAATCTTGGGTTTGCATCTTCTCCTGGATTAGGAATGAATAAGGTACCTGCTGCTTCTCCAACATTATTGGAAATGATTTTACGATCTTTTACAACTGCTCTAGCACCAGATGTTTGTCCTAATAGAATTTCACCAACTTGAATGTTTCCATAGTAGTCAGGATTCTTTGTTTCTGCCATTGCAGCGATATCAATATTCAAGATATCAGTCTGCGATGCATATGATTCTGGTAATAGTGTTTCTGTTCCTGTGTAAGGATTGAATTGTCCACCATCATTAGGTAGTGCTACAAGAAGTCTACATCCAGAAGTTTGACCAACTACTACTTCACCTACAACATATGGAGTTTCATTAGTTGTTGGATCTGCAGAAGAGTCCTTAACTAACTCAATAATCTTAGGTGTGAGATAAGTAGAAACATTTACATTATCAAAGAATGCATGGAAACGAGTATTAGGTTTCATACGAGCAACCTTATATCCAACGTTTCTAGAACGTATCCAAGGAATTGCAGTCTGTGATAGTATTGAATCTCCTAAAGATTTACGATCAATCCTAGGTACCACACGACTTCTAATACCCTGACGTGCTTGGTTATTAACAACACGATAAGTACGACGCTCATGTAGATAGAATAGACCTTGACGACGTTGACCGTGACCAGCACGACCTAACTGACGACCAATACCATAAGTACCAGATTGTGATTGGAATCTATTTGTTGATGTTAATGATTCACCCGTCCAGTTGGTTTGCCATGAACCCCACTGAATAGGTGCAAAACCATTCTGGTCAACTTGCATATCAGCAGAAACAGATGAGAAGTCACCTTCAACGTTCTCAACTCTTGCTGGTAATCTATTTGTATCAACCCAGTCATCAGATGATGGAGTTAAATCTATTCTTCCGATGAATGTGAATACGTTGAATGGGTTAACGTTTTCTTGACGTGAAGCATAAGGTTGCTCAACAATCTTCTGTTCCGTAAAAGGAAGAGTAATGATATTACCTTCATGCTTAATAACATTAGAAGAAGCAGTTTCATTCCACTCTAAAGCAACGTTAGTTGTATAATGTGCAGGTCTAAGTAATCCTTCTGAGAAATCTAGAGAACACTTATAATCTTCACTAAGTACATCACCAACAGTATGATCGGTGAAATCATCTACTACATATCCATTCTTAAATCTATCGAATCCATTCTCATCATATGCTTTAGCACTATCAGCAGATGACTCAAGCATTGATAATGAAGTATAGAATTCAACTTGACCAAGACGTTTTTCAAGATCACCAATATCCTTCATCGTATAACGACGAATCTGTTCAAGTTTTACAATTACATCTCTTTCAGGATCATAGCAATATGGTTTAAGTTCTAACGTTGCTATAAGCATTGCGTTCTCAACTTTATCTGGGGGTACCAAATCATCACCTGGTTTACCTTGAGCAACGATTAACTCGTTATTATGTCCAAGATATAGGTGATCTAATCTACCTTGATACCAACTGTAGTCAGCACGGAAGTCTGTTTCTACACGCATGATGTCAAAGATGGTTGATCCACCTTGACCACCAGTTGTGTTAAATTCTCTTGAATCAAAATCAAATGATGTACAGTTCACATAGTATGGTGCTGTAACTGTACCTGATCCTTCTGCCTGTTCACCAACACCAGGTCTGAAATCGATTGTGTCAACTAGGAAGTTAATGTTACCATCTAACTTATAGTTGGGAATATCCTTAAATGGTATACCTGTATATGATTGTGCTGAGAAGTAATCACCAGTTTGCTCATGTAAGAAGTAATCAAATACCACCATCAATCTTCTAGTTGGTGGAGCAGTATTTGGTTCCCTTATCATCTTAGACACATCATAGAAATGTGAATTTTGACCAGGATCCAACTTAAATTGAGATGTGATATTCTTAGCACCCAATACAACAGATCCATCAGCGTCATCAATCAATGCTGTTAATGGAGCATCAGTATCGTCATATCCATCTATAATTTCACCTGGAATGAAAGGTATCTCATTTAATCCTACGTTATACAAACGAAGTGTTGAGTTAACGAATGATATTACTCTTGCTCTTGCACCTGAAGTACGACCAATGATCACACTTCCAATATCAAAGAAAGTAGATTCATCTAGTACAACATATGGTACTTGAGCATCGTTCTCATCAGCAGATTCATAAACAGCATGAATCTTATAGACATCATTTAAACCAAATGATATCTCTTTATCTTCAATACGTGTACCATAAAGGTTACCATATGCAAGACCAAACTTAAGAACATCATCTTGTTTGTCTGTTTTAATTACCTTTAAAACACGCATCTTAGATGCAGTCTTAATCTTACGTGCAACAGTGTTCTTAGACACCAATGCATTTAAATGAATCTGGGTAACGTTAGTAAGACCAGCAATAGATACAGACTGTCTTTCTGCACCAAAGGTTACTGTAAGATTACCAGCAGTATCCTCTGTGTCTAGATCTAAAATTTGTCCAACAACATAAGCAGAACCAGACTGAGCAGCAATTGTTACAGTGTAATCACCTTTTGCTAGAGCAGCAAATGCTTCTGATTCAGGTAGAGTAATAGTGATGTCACCGTTACTTACAACCTTGTTAATGAATGATCTGTAAACATAGAATGATTCATCATCCAATGATTTCATTGAACGATATGGTAAGTCAATTGATAGTTCACCATTCTGATAATCCTTATTAAAGACATAAGGACGCATTCTAACTACAGTACCCTGTGTATAATCTCCATCTGGTGTTGTTCCTTTACCAGTTCCAAGGAGTGCATGTTGTTGTGCATAGTCAAAAATGATGTTAGAAGCACCAGTACCAGAGTTTGCAGCACTCAGGTTGATGTTTGTATCATCAATACTACGAAGTCTTAGGGTTTTTTCTGCTTTTTGGGTTGTACCAACTACACGAATAACTTCACCTGGTCTCAACTCTGTACCAAAGTTAGATCCAAATCCTTCAATTCTATTATTACCTGCTTGATCAACAATAACGTTATAGCAATCGATCTGATACTGATCGTTCATTGCTAAACTAGCACCAAATATAATAGCATTACCTGTTGTTCTACCCACTACTGAACGAGTATCAGTAAATTGATAAGGGAATACAGCATCAACTTCACCAACTACTCTTCCATCACGAGTCACAACTTCATTATTATTAAATTCTCCAGAGATCTGATAGAGTAATGCGTAATCTCTTACACCATAGTTACCACTATTTGCACCTTGGAATACATATCCACGTGCACCAGAGGTACGTCCGATAATTAGATCACCGTCATTCAAAGTTACATTCGCTTTGAAGTTAATAGCGGTGAACATTTGAATATCAAACAGGAATAGATTATGGAAATCTGTTCCTAATTGGGTATCAGTCTTGTAGAACTTCATTTGTACTACACGAGCCTTACCAATTATCTTTCCTTGGGCAGTACCAGTGTAATCTGAATAGTTTGCAGTACCATTTGGAGCAATATTCCAACCATCTCTCAATTCAATAGTCTGATATGCATTAGTAATACCGTCTCCAGTTAGATGTGGGTTACCAAATACATCATATACTCTGACATATTGACCAAGTTCGAATGAAATAATTCCATTCTCTCTACTCAAAAATGTTCTTGGTTTTGGAATAGACTTATACTGAGGTGTTAAGAACTCAGTTCTATATCCTCTAACGTATGCTCTACCTGGACCAACTTCTACAGCGAGATATTCATCAGATGCAGAAACACCATCCTTAGATGTTGTACCTTGTCTAAAGACACCATTGTTAAATAGGTCATCTAAATGCTCACGAGGTGTTACATCAAAACTATCAATAACATAGTCGCCACTCTCTTCATATGTGCGACGTGCCATTGTCCTTTCAAGTTCTGAATAGGCAGTCTTTGTAACTAACTGTTCTACCTTACTATTGTTTAGACGTAATAATTCAATAAAATTCTTATCTGTATCATCATTGATTGCTTTCTTAGTTAAAGCAGTCTTAATACGGAAACGATGACCACCTGGTGCTGAGTAGTTTGATGCTCCAGCAGCATTATCATTTAGAGATGAGTCATCTTCAGGTGTAATGATCGATTCAGATACCTCTAATCCAATACGATATGATGGATTGTTTGTATACTGATCTAATAGAAGGTGTGCTGATTGAACATCAACAAAATAACCACGTATGAAATATACACCAGCATTAATATAAGCAACAGATCCAATTTCAGTTGCATTTGCAGGTAATAACTGAGCAAATGGTGAACTTACTTCGATCAAAGTAGTACCAAATGTTATTTCATTCTCAGCATATAACTGCTCATTATCAATAAATCCTTTAACTGTCTCAGCAGAAACAGTATCACCAGAGTCAATATATTTTACATATAACGTTATATAACCTTTAGTAGATTCCGTTGCAGGAATTGAATATAATACCTTTGCCTTAACACCAGAAGTAACACCAGTAATTACTTGTCCTGTAAGTTGATTACGATAATTCTCAACGTTAACTCCTAAGAAGTTCTGTTGTAGAATAACTGCTTTAACATCTAGGTCATAACCAATCTGACCTGGAATGACCATCGAGCCTTCTTTAAAGAAGTGCTGACCCATTGATTCAATCTGATTCTGCAGAATCGATTGCATGGTAGTAAGTTCTCTCGCTTGGATTGGGAATCCTGGGCGGTAGAGTACTCTGTAAAAGTTTTTATCCTTATCGAAGTCGTCAAAATACGGACTTATATTAAGGTTGGTATTCTGTGGCATTTTTTAAAACTCGATTACGATCTTGATATCTTCGATTTGGTCACCAGCACGAGAGATCGCACTCCTATTATCTATGTAAATTACGTCACCTGAGTTTGGTTGAATCTCAGGAGTGGCATAACCATTAGTAAATGACATACCCAAATCATATTCAGTGTTGTTAATAACACGGGTTGATGAACCAGCAATGATTGGGAAGTTAATGTCGGGGTCACCTGATGTACCAGATGTAGCACCAACTATTGCGTTACCACCTTCAAAGTCAACTAGGTTACCTGTAATTTCAGGGAACACACCGTCAACTCTGTTCTGATAGTACTTCAAAACCTTTGTAGTACTGTTCCAAGAAATAACTCTACCTCTTGCAGTTACCTGCTGACCACCAACGGTACGAGATTGAGTAATGATTTCATCAGTTTGGAACTGACCAGTGAATGTAGGTGAGAATATTGCTGCATTTGTACCAGACAAAGTTAGATCTGCTACCAATTCGGTAGTACCAAACCTGTCAGGATTCATAACAAGACCAATACGACGGTAGTCGTTATCAGTTGGGAAGTCACCTGAACCCTCAGCGTAGGTGAACTTCGTGTTAATCATCACACGATAAGCACCAAGTTCAATGGATGGTACTGAACCATGACCATTGATAGGTGGAACAATAACATCAATAGCAGCACCAGAACCAGTTCCAGCACCAATACCATTGATCTCATCAATAATAACTTTACCAAATGTGTATCCAGAACCACCAGATGTTACAGTTGCAGAAACAACTTTACCACCATCTACAACAATGGAAACACGACCACCAGTACCGTCACCTTTTATAGAGACGTTTTCATAAGTACCATTGTTATATCCAGCACCAGATGCCTGAATAACAACAGTATCAATTTCACCACCCACAGCATCAGACACAACAGCAGTGTCAGATAGTACAGGCATATACTCGTTAGAGAAGAATTTTAGGACTTGACCAACAGGGATCGTGTACATATACTTCCAACGGTAGCCATCAGCAGTTGTGATAATGCTGGTGGACGTTCCTGTAGGTTCAATAGTAGAAGGTTTACCGTTAGGATCAGAAGGAGATGTGCCGTTGTAAATGCACTTGTAAACTTGATAGGACGAGTTAACAACGAAGAAATCTGCGTCGTATAATTTCGTAGCACCCGAAGATGCGGTCTTAGTCGAGGAATAATCATGACGATACATATCATATACGTAACCCAGACCACCAGTGGTCTGTTCTGGAGGAGTCCAGTCAACACGTCTAATAACTTGAATTACATCATTCGCTAGAACACGTTTGAGTGATATCAGGTCATCATAGACATCCGAAAATTCCTGAAAGGAATCTACAGGAGTAGGTGGATTATTTTCATTATCCCACGTTTGAGGTCTTCCTATGAAGACGTATAGACGATCTCTACTGGCACCAGCAGCAGCATCAGACTGTATTGGATCTGGTCCTTCTAAAGCCTTAATGAACTTATTGGCAGTAAAAATTCTAAATTGGTCAGTAAGTAGTGCCATTTAGCTGCGTTTACCTTCTTTTTATTTATGTGAGTTTACTCTGGTTCGTTTCTCAACTCGGAATCATAACTAATCTCCCAAGGTTTTATAGATGCACCAGATGTTCCACCAACAACATTTTCTGCTGTAGTGAATTGATAATTTGCTCCATTATTCGTAGGAGTTTTCAAACCTAAGTATGAAAATTGTCCTGAAGCAGAAGCAGGAGTCCAACTAGTTACAACAGCAGTAACCCCTGAAGTAGAACCAGAAACAGTTTCGTTAACCTGAAAAGGTGTTGTAACTGGCCAAGTCTTACTTGATATCGTATATGTCGCAAGATGAATTTCACCATCACCAAGTTGACCAGCAGACTGAACTGAGGCAACTAGTTGTGATTGACTACCATCATAGATGGAATCACCAACTGCTAGTAATGTTGTATTCTGTCCACCAACTGTTTCTTCAATACCATATAATGAAGATGCAATACCACCGTCTAGACTGGTTTCATATTCAAAATCTGTACCAGTATTTACCAGGTCAGGAATACCATCACCAGCACCAGACAGTTCATCATCATCTTCAAATTTCTTATTCGGGAATACCGTTAAAGGATCAGTGAAGAGTATGATCTCATCACCATTAGAATCAACTAATACATGTGGTTCAACACCAGTAGCAGTAGATGATGCAACACCAGCAACGAATGCAACGATTGATGCCTCTGTCTGAGAACGACCTGCATCAATAAATGCAAGTTCATCTACTTGGAATACTAGATATAGATCTCTAGTTGCAGGTCTCCAGTCATATACAATAGCAATTTTATTATCACTATTCTCTTGTACACGACGAACTCTGTCATTAATAGTAAATGAATATCCAGTTATTCCAGTCCCAGGATCATCCTGCAATGTATCTAACGTTACCTTTTGATCATATTTAAAATTAATACCTCTACTAACTCCCTTAAATTGGGTAGCAGTTTTAGAAGTATACCGAAAAAGTTCTTTCCCTATTAACGCTTTTCCAGAACCAGGAAATGCATTAGTAGTTTCAACGTTAATAGTTACATCAGAAACAGCAACATCTTTAGTAAGACCAGTAACGTTATATACTACTGAATTTAAAGATTGACGATTTCTTGTTGTTCTTATTAAGTTTGTATTTCTGGTAAAGATTATATCAGGTGCCTTTAATGGATCAGGACTATATCCACCACCAGGATTGGTGATAGTAATATCTGTAATCTTACCAAGATTAATCTCTGCTTCAGCAGTAGCACCACTACCACCTCCACCAATAATTTGAATAATAGGTGGAGTTTCAAAGAACTCACCTTCATTACTAATTGTTATATTTTCTAATTTACCAAACTCATTAACCTCAGCAATACCAGTGGCACCTTCACCTCCACCACCACTAATAACTATAGTTACATCATCTCTACTATAATTTCTACCTTGATTCTCTAATGATAAACCAGTAACAAATCCAGTAACAGGTACCAATTCTGCACCTGCTCCACCACCACCTTCTAATTTCGCTGTAGTACCACCAAAATAACCATCACCATTGGTACGCATCTGTATCAGATCAACGCTACCATCTTCCTTTAAAAACAGATCAGCATCAGCACCAAAAGCACCAGCATCAGTACTTTCAACTACAAGTCTTAATGGATCATATCCTTCACCTGGATCAATAATTTCTACAGATTGAATCTCTCCAGCATTATTGATGACAGGACGTAATACTGCATCACGAACAGGAGTACCACAATTTGAAATAATTAATTTTGGTGGATCGGAAGCAGTGTATCCAGTTCCACCAGACACCACAAAAACGTCCTTAACACCAAACGTACTATTAAAGACTGGTGAAATTGCTGCACCTGATCCTGGAACTGTTCTTGCCATATTAGACTATAGTGAGATTTCCTACCATTGCACCATGTATTGTGCACTGATAAACATAAGTTGTACCAGCAGCAACGGTCATGGGAACCGTGTATACTATTACTCCAGTTGTTGAACCAGAGACACCATCAGTAAGAGCAGCACCACCTGAACCCACACGTAATTCGAATGGGTGATTCGCACCTACTGTGGTGTTATTGAATCTGTATGTGAATCCTCTGTATAGGAATAGTGTTGGATTGTCTGTACTACTATTAACTCCTGGACCTGTCAATCTATATGCACCAGCACCATTATTAGAAGTTGTATAGGACAATACTGGAGATGCATAAGCATTCATAGTATTGGATCCTGTAGCAACAATACTTTGACCCTCTGTTACTATTGGCAATGCTGTAGCAGTGCTGTTTATAGTAAGAGTGGAGCCAGTAATAGTAGTAGATATGTTGGACCCACCAGAAATAGTAAGAGTAGAATCACTAGCAGCAGCAGTATAAGAACCCGTATCCGCAGTTGCCGTTTGGAGGGCGTTTTGTACAACATTTGGTGAATCGTTTGTTACAGTAAGGTTGTCACCCGATACAGCAGTACTAATTCCAGTACCACCAAGAATGTTAATAGTAGAAGTTGCACTTGCTGCAGTTTTATTACCCGCATCTGAACCAATCGTTGAGAAAAGGTTTTGATCTGGATCACCAAGTGTCCCTGTCATTGCTATTGTGACAGTATCACCTGTGATAGATGTAGCAATATTGGTTCCACCAGCAAAGATTAATGTATCTGTTGCAGCACTTGCAGTGGTTGTACCAGTATCAGCATTAATTGTTTCAAAGAGGTTTTGAGTTGATCCTCCACCACCTCCAGAAGTTGTCTCATCATTAGCAGGTGACCATTTTGATGTTGCAGCAACCCACTTAAGAACTTGTCCATCTGAAGGACCGCCATTAACAGTTGTATCAACATCACTCAATAGTGATACACTACTGTTCTCTGAGATGAGAGGAATCCAAGCAGCACTATGAGAGAAGTATGCTTTACCTGTGTCATGTGCATGAGCAAACATACCATGATATGTTGATGCACTTGGAAGACTTGCTACATCAGTATATGGAGCATTCCATTTGAAATACCCATCAGCACCATCACATACAGCATATGCTTGACCACTACCACCTGCCCAAAATTTAATATCACCAGTACCATTTGGTTTTATAACTACATCGCCAGCAGAACTAGAAACAATATAATTTCCACCAACATCCAAATCAGATGTTAATGTATCATAGTTTGCACCTTCAAATTGTGTATTAGATGCATTCCACTTTAAAACTTGGTTATCAGTTATACCAGCACCAATATCAATTTGGAGATTAGAACCCTCTCCAAGGGCTTGATATATCTCTGTGAAGTTGGAATTGAGTTTCACTGCACCATCACGAAGGGTATCACCTGTACCGTCGTTAGCAGAAGAACCAATACCAATAGACTGCTTTGCCATTTTTTTCTAGTCCTTTACAATGTTATTTAGGTTTGGTCGAATCGAGATGTTGTAGCATCAAGAGTCAAATTAGTATTATCGAATGTATTATTGGTTGAACCACCAGTACCAGTAACGGTAAGAGTAGCAACATCAGATTCAAGTGGGGAGTTTTGAGCTGGTGTAGCACCAGTTGGACCAGCAACAACACACTTAAACTTATACCCAGTCATATAAGACAATGCTGTAAACTGGTAAGTAGATGAAGTTGCACCATTCAACGTTGAATATGCAAATCCACCATCTGTAGATCTGTACCACTGATATGTCTTAGGTCCATCTTCAGGAACAATATTAACTGAGAGGGTAAACGTAGCAGTTTGACCAGAATTGACAGTAGAATTCTGAGGCTGTGAAGCAATATTAAGGGTTGCTGGTGGTGCCTCACCATCACCACCAGAAGGAGGTGCGGCTGGTGCTTGAGCACCATTGTTTGCTGGTTGATCTATTACTTCTCTAGTAGTAACACCAATCATATAAGGGTAACCAGGATCACCCTGTTCAGTTACACTAAGGAAGTATGCATATGTACCAGCAGGATATTCTGGTGTAAAACAGAAACGTCCATTATGATAATCTAAATCACCAAGACCTTCATTATATTCCCAGTCCTGTATAAACGAACCAGCAGCAGGGTTTGCTAATGAGTTTCCATAAGCAGGTCTTCCTGCTACTTCCGTTGCCTTCAATTGATAAGAAGACCTCATAGTTTTAATAGAAGTCAATACACCAAATGGTTCCGTATATCCATAAGGACCATATACAGGAAATCCATCAAATGAATAACCAAGAATTTTTGAATGTCCGTCTGGGTGACGTAATGTATCACCGTTGTACTGACTTAATCCATAATAATCATTATATGTTGACATGATGGAATTATTATTCCAACAAGTAATGAAATGAGTATCATGGTAATGATATTGCCCAGTCTGTTCTGGATGACCACCACATGAATCATCACCAAAATCTACAGGTGAATATTCATAGTGAGCATTCCAATTAAAACCTGCGGGTGGGTTTCCACCTAGACCTGCAGAAGGATTAAAAACAACAACACCATTTGCTGTTATACCAACTGCACCCAAAGGTGTTTCTGTTCTACCATTTCTTTGATCATAGTATGTGTAAGTACCGCTTACATACTGTGATGTATTTGTAACTAACTGTAAATTAGTATCAGTAGATCTCCAACAATAACCATTTGATGAAGTAAAAGTAGTTCCATTATATACAAACTTCTGATGTCTACCATCACTAAATTTGAATAATAAATTATCTCCAGGTCTTATCTCTCCTGTAGTTTCATCACCTAGTAATGTATTATCTGCAGAAGATAAAGTAATGTTTATAGCATACCCTTCCTGAGTAAATGCATTACTATCAAATGTTCTTTCAATACCAAAGGTACCCCCACGGTATGTGAAGTCATGATCGAAATCTTGTTCAGTAACCGTATTGGGGTTGTTCAGGTTTGGAAACGATCCATATGTAACAGGACTAGGTAACCCGTTAGATGCAACGTCCAAGATATTTGTACCTGGATTGTAAGTGGCGGTAGCACTCATTTTTTCTGATTATTTATTGTTGAAAGATTTGGTCAGGAGTGAAGTTCGAGACTACTGTGTTACCAGTTTGTACAGATAGAACTGCGGAGTTGGAGTACACAGGAGTTGCACCAGCGTAAGTGATTGCAACACGGAATTCATCTGCATCATCAGCCTGTATGGTTGAATTACTGCTATATGTTGCTGCTGTAGCACCAGTGATATTAGACCATGCAGTTTCACCGTACTGCTTGACTTGCCACTGATAGTTGAGTCCGACTGTTGTCTCAGCAGGATCACCATCTGCAGCACTGAAGTGTGCGACAACTGTGAAGCTAGCAGTCTGACCTTGGTTAACTGTTACGTTGGAAGGATTACGTGTGATAGCAATCAAACCAGCTTCAACGACAATTGGTTCACCAGTTTGAGCATTGATTCCTTCACCTGCGTAGACATCAAATCCACCGTTAACTGGAGGTCCATCTGGAGATACAAATGTATCTTCAACGGTATTTTGTACCTCAACGATTGGTTGAGCATATCCAATACCTGCAGATCCAACATCGATTCTAGCAACGCCCATTAATGCACGTACACGACCATCAAATCCAGTAGATGAAATAACACTAACTGAAGGACGTTGAGTATAACCGTTACCTGGGTTGGTAATGATTGCTTGATCAATGGTACCAGAGCGAACACTTGCTAATGCTTCTGCATTACGTCCTTTAACTGTGCCAGTGTATTCGAATGTTACAAGAGAGTTAGAAGACTCAATTAGAGCAACCTCACGTGGAACAATCTCATCTTCACCTTCGATGAAGAGTTGGTCACCTGCCTCAATTGGAGGTACGACTGTAGCAGCAATAACGTCTGCGTCAGAACCAATGTATGAGAATCCAACGAATGTTGTACCCGCACGTGGAACTTCAGCGAAGATGATTCTAGAACCAACCAGTTCGTAACCTACGCCTGGTTCCTGAATAACACCATTCAGTGAAACCATGATATTATTCTCTGGTTTAATCACGTTAGACTGAACACCTTCGGTTAGTGTTAGTGAGTAGAATCCACCACTCTGCTTAAGGTTGAATGAAGATCTCAATGAGTCAAACTCGAAGGAGATATCATCTAACTGACGTAATTTACCAATGTAGTATCCGATGAAATCAGATCCAACTTCAGGTGGTTCAGCGAATGTGATAATGTCTGAGGATGCAGTGTAAGCACCAGTAGCACCAGGTGGTTGTAGAATTCCATTAACGAAGATCAACATGTGACCAGCAGGATCAGGTAGATATTGCTGACCATTAGAGATTGTAAGATTAAACTGTGTCTGCGTACCGTCAAATCCACGGAAGTAACGATCAACACGTCCAATTAAACTCTTAGCAGATGTAACACCAGCAATCCATCCATTATCGGACTTAACTGTCATGTTATCTACAAAATCACCTTGTACATCTTCTAACCAGCAACGAGCAGTAATACCAGATTGTTCAATAGCAATAATCTTACCGTATGATGAATAACCTGTCTCAGTGTAATTTGATGCTGTTGCATAGATTAATGGGAAGTTCTGTAAGTTATCAAACTTACCAATGTTATATCCAGCAGTTGCAGCTAAAGATCCATCAGGTTCAGTTGTTGGTTCTGATGCATCACCTGTCCAGTAATTTTGTAATCCAGCAATATAGAGATCGTTAACGTTATCGTCAGGTCTGTAATCATACTTGGTTACATATCCCCACCAGCCAGGATTGGTTGGTGTAGTTCCCTGAAGTAGATAAACTCTATCACCAGCGACAAATGTACCAGAATATTCACTATCCGTAATTACCTGAGATAGAGTTAATTTTCTAACCTTCTCACCATGTACGTAGGTGTTAATTGTAATTGGAGATCCACCGTCTGTAATACCTACAAAGTCGAGAATTTTTTCTGTCTTAGATCCGTAGATAATATCACCAGATGTGAAAGCACCAGTAATAGTTTCAACGTCTATCGTTACACGACCACCGCTATTATCTGTAAGAACACCTGACTTATTATCATAAGCACTTGCGTATGCTTCTGTAGCAGTTGTATCTTTAAACAACCAATCACCTTGTAGGAATTCACCTACCTTCTCATTGATTAATAGACGATCTTCTATGACTGAAGTTACAACAGCAGTTGCACCAGAATCAACACCTTCAATAGTTTGACCAGCGGAAATAGTTCCCTGAACAAGTTCAAGTTTAATCCAACCTAAGTTATTCTCATCTCTAAGAACTCTCTGCATTACATAACCATTATTAGCAGTTGCACCTTGTACCTGAACTTGCTCACCGTTTGTAAATGCGGTGGCAGACATGGTATTTAAACCATAGTACTTGAAGGTCTTAATGACATTCGCACTATTAATGAAACTAGATGAGATTTCAGCAGATGCACCAGTTGTTGTACCAACTAGAACATCAGCAATATTGAATCCAGCAGTAATTGGTTGATCAATATCACGTACACCGTAAGTGTTAGCAACACGATCAATTCCAGAGCGACGAACTGTGAAGAATTGCTGGTTACCAGCATTAGTTGTATCTAATGCAAATGCACGGTATCTTGCATCATGATTAGGCATACGAGCAATCTCAAACCACTGTGGTTGTGCATTGAGGACGTAGTAGTAATCTTGATCATTAGCACCAGATAGTGATTGAGCAGATGCAAGAACATACTTAACAACATCACCACGACGGAAGAAGTTAGTTCTATTAATTCGTGCACGATTCTCTACTCTTTCATATCCAACTTCAATTGTTGGAGTTAGATTTACTAGAGCAGGATCAGTATTGTAATCAACACCTTCATCATACTGATTAGAGTAATTAATTACATCAGTGGCAGCATTAAATGTTACCAAGTTATCTGTTGGGAATGTTGCTCTTTCTATAGCAAATTCTAAGCAGTTTAGTGAACTATCAAAATTAAATTCTGTAGTTTCCTGATCCCATTCTACGTGACGACGATATCCATTTACTTCAGGATAACGATAAACAGCATATGTATTCCATCCAGCATTAGTTGGATCTTGAACAACTTCCTTACAATATTCTCTTACCTTATTCAAACCATAGAGTAAACGAATTCTATCTACTGTAGGATAAGCGATAAATTGACCTTCACCATCGAACCATGTTCCAGCAAGTTCAAACGCAGAAGCATTACCATTTGTAGTTAAATCATATAAACCAGCTTCAAGAACGTTCTTAAAGAATGCTAGATCTGGATTATCTCCTACAGGATAATTTGCTTGAGTTGCAGCAAGAGCACGATCAGTGATTGCTTTATCATTAAATCTTAAGTAATGTGCAACGTTACGATTAGAGTATGTACCAGCACCAAGAGTATCGATAATTAAATCGAACTGAGTTGTCATTGCAGATACAACGTTATAGCAAGTATAATGCTGATAAAGTGTATTAGCGTATGGTGGTACAGTTCTTGTTAAACCACTTAAGTGGTTTGTATTAGTCTTAGCACTTTCTATTGTATTAACAACAACATCAAATAATGTGCTTATAGCAGAAGCAGTAGTTGCACATGTCTGATTCCAAGTTGCAGCTGCAGTTTGATATGTAACTGTTAGATCTCTCTCAGCAACATCACCGTGATAATGACATGGCCAGATAGATGGTATCTGACGACCAACACCATCCAAACTTGCATTAGAACTAATGGTATCTGTAATAATACCAAACATGGTAGTTATTGTTGCAGCGACATTAGCACAAGGACCATTACCTGAACCTGTAGGTAATGTGCGAGTACCACTAACTGCATTGGTAGTAATTGCATCCATTACGATGTCAATTAATGTAGTTGCAGCAGCGACCTCTGTTGGACATGCTGGTTGTGTTACATCAGTAGTGATTGTTGTATCTCTATACTGTAGAAGACCATGATTACCATATACAGGAGTCTGAATATTTCTAATAATTTGAGTGATGATCTCCTTGGTTAGAGTCATAATACCAAGACTCCATTTCTCCTCGAAGTAATTGTTGAGGTGAGTCTGAGTAACATACTCCATTGCCATATCATATATTTCATTGTTACCACCATATGCAATATGGTATGCAACACCTCTTAATATACGCTCAACGTCATCACAGCAATTCTGATTTCCACCAGGAATTGTATAAAGTTTGTTAATTGCATTATCATGTGCACGTACAAACTTATGAGTGTAAGCACCACCAGTTTGTATAGCACCAGAAGTTGCACTTACGAATGTGTGCTTATGAATTCCACCAGTGATAACACATGCCTTAGTGATACCATTATTTGCACCAGTTACAAATGTATGAACAGTAACGTTAGTTGAAGGAATAACATCAAGAACAACAACTTCGAATGTGTCAGTGGTTACATTTTGAACCTTCAACCATCTACCTGACATTGGGTCAGTAGCACGTGGATATGAATGATTACCACCACCTTGTGTGCAGGTGAAGGTTACAGCATCATCATCAAACTTAACCCATTCATCATTCTCCAACTTATGAGCAGAAGCAGTTTTAATCTTCATTACACCTGTTGTTGGATCATAAGTTGTACCTGCAGCAGCAGTTAACTTATTCTCCATTCCTACCCATACATGAGCATGTTGATTAGCAGGAAGAGAATCATAACCAACGTTAATTGTGACAGTACCACTCTGTCTTAGAATTCCATTAGCAACAGCAGATGCAAAATTGTGTTGAGATTCGTTTTGTGATATTCCAACATTTACATCAAATTCATTTGTCTGTACATTGAATATTGGTAACCATCTTCCACTGAACGGATCAGTTGCACGAGGATATGCATGAAGTGAACCAAAGTCATCCTTACCACAACGGAAGACTAGTGAATCATTTACAATCTGTACATAGTCATTTGCCTTCTCAATTCCACCACTTGTTGCAGAAACAAATGTATGTGCATAATTACCACCAGTAATTAATGCCTTAGTCTGTTTCTTAAGTGCTCCACCAACAGAACTTACAAACATATGTGCATAGTTACCACCTGCAACTACTGAGTTAGTAAGTGCAGATTGGAATACATGAGTTGTAGTATTTGTAGATGGTGCAGTATTCAGAACATTGATTGTGATTGAAGTAGAATCAGCAGCAATGATAGGTAATGCATTATCGTATGATGGGTCACGCTTAGATGTGATTCCACTAGCAGATGTTGCTGTACATACGTGAGTAGTTGTATTTGTTGAAGGAATATCATCAAGTACAACAACACTAAACTTACTTGCATTAACGTATGTAATCTTCAACCAACGACCATTTACAGGGTCAGATGAACGAGGATATGTATGATCTGTTGCCTGACCATCTTCATCACATCTGAATGTTAATGAGTTCTGAGCGATCTGAATCCAATCTCCAGTTGCCAAACCATGAGGTCCAGCAGTTTGTAGAGTCAAAACACCAGTAGTAGGATTGTATGATGTACCACCAGCTACAGCAGTATGTGAATCAGTTAGACTTCTAGGATATGCATGATCACTTGCTTGTCCATCTTCATCACAACGGAAAGTAATAGCATTCTCTGCTAACTTAATACTGTCTCCTTCTGCAAGAGTGTGTGATCCAATAACAATTTGTAGATTACCTGTAGTTGGATTATATGAAGCACCAGTTGGAGTATAGGTGGATAGTGGAGTATTACCAACATTAACATCAAATGTGTTTTCAGTAATGTTAGATATAGTCAACCACTTATCACTAGCAGGGTCAGTAGCACGTGGATATGCATGATCTGTAGCATAATCATCCATCTCACATTTGAATGTGATTCCATTATTATCAATCTTAATCTGTTCACCTAATGCAAATCCATGCTTAGGAACAGTAAGAGTCATTACACCACTTGATGCTGTGTATGATGCATCAGTAATAGTATGTGTTGTTTGACCAGTAGCAGCATTAACGAAGTTGTGAGCAAACTGATTTGAACTAGCAGCAACACCAACATCAACAGTGATTGTCTTCTCTGTAGAATGAACTATATGAAGAGGAACGTTGTATGCAGGGTCACTAGATCTTGGATATGCATGATCTGTAGCATAGTCATCTTGTGCACAACGGAATGTTAATGAATTTGCTTCAAGTTTAACAGTCTCACCAGCACGTCTAACGCCATTTTTCGCAGCAGTGATAAATGTATGTGCTGTAGTGTTAGTTGGTGAAGTTCCCTGAAGAATATTACACTCAAATGTATTTGTAGTTACGTTTGATATAGTAATAAACTTACCACTTGAAGGATCAGTAGATCTTGGATATGTATGCTCAGATTGATGACTATCCTGATTACATGTGAATGTTAATGAATGATCAGCAATCCTAATCTTATCACCATTAGAGAATCCATGATTAGGAATAGTAAGAACTATTAGACCGCTTGAAGCAGTGTATGTTGCACTTGTAACTGTATGATCTGAGTGACCACGAAGACCGTGAGGACCAGGTGTAGTAAGAATCATATGACCAGTTGCCTGATCGTACTCAGCATTAGATACATCCCACTGAACTATTGGAGATTTACCAACAATAACTTCGAATGTGTTTGTTGTGACAGATGTGATTGTTAACCACTTATTAGCAACAGGATCACTAGATCTTGGATAAGTATGGTTTGATGCTCCACTATCCATTGTGCACTGGAATGTCAATGCATTAGGACTAAACTTGATCTGATCGCCAGGAGTAAATCCATGACCGTTTAGAGTCATCTTCATTACACCAGTCTTAGCGTTATACTGTGCACCAGTTACAGTATGAGTTGTTGATGCATTAAAGTTATGACCACTAATTTCTAGTGTCATTACACCAGTTGTAGGTACATAAGTTGCATCAGTAGCAGTATGCTGTGTTGATCCTACAGCATCAACATTAATAGAAGTATTGAAGAATGGGTCTGTTCCACCATCACCTGCAAGTCTTCTTGGATAAGTCTTCTGTGCGGAGTTTCCATCCATTGCACATGTAAACTTCAGAGTTTCAGCACCGAGTTTTAATTTATCACCTGTCTTCAATCCATGTGATCCAATGGTTAGAACCATTACACCAGTTTGATGATCATAAGTTGCATTTGATACATCGTAGTTGATATTTGGTGTAGAACCAACGTTGATGATGATTGATCCATCTTGCTTCTCTAATCCATTGTTAGAAGCACTGATAAATGTATGTGCGGATTGATTAGGAGAAACACCAATATTAACTTGGAATGAATCTGTTGATACTCCAGAGATAACTAACCACTCATCACTGAATGGATCTGTTGGACGTGGATATCTATGCCATGTAGCATGTTGATCAGCAGCACATGTGAATACTAATGATCCGTCTGCAATTCTAACTCTGTTACCATTGGAGAATCCATGAGCAGGTACAGTAAGAACTAAATTACCAGAATTAGGATCATAAAGTGCACCTGTAACTGTCTTAGATATAGTACCAACTTCTTTAATTGGGATATTGGTATCTCTAACTGGATCTGATGCTCTTGGATAAGTATGGTTTGTACCATTATTATCCATACTACATGTGAATGTTAAGGAATCATCAGCAAGTTTAATTGTCGTTCCTTCAGTTAGGTTATGTAAACCAACATTCAACCACATGTCACCTGTCTCAGGATCATATGTAGCAGCAGTTGGAGTGTAATTAACAGCAGCAGTTGTTCCAACATTTACGGTAACAGTACCGTCTTGACTCTTAACACCACCAGTTACAGCAGAAACAAATGTATGCTGATATAGTGGGTTGAATTGAATAGCACCAGCAAGAGCAGACTGCCATACGTGAGTTGTGTTATTAGAAGAAACACCAACGTCAAGAGTAATAGTTGTACCAGTTATTGCAGTAACAGGAACATGCTGTTCGAATGATCTATCACGCTTTTGCTTAATACCATTAGCAGTACCACTCTGGAATACATGAGTAGTTACGTTTGTGGAAGGTGTAGTTGTTAAGACTTTAACTGTAAATGTTTGTGCAGCAACAGCGGAAACTTGTAACCACTTACCACTTACAGGGTCAGTAGATCTTGGATATGCATGATCAGATGATTGACTATCTTCATCACAACGGAAGGTTACAGCACCATCATCAAACTTAACCCAGTCACCTACCTTAATACCATGTGTGGTACCTGTGTTAATAGTCATAAGACCTGTAACAGGATCATATGTTGTACCAGCACCAGCGGTATGTGTATCAATTGTATTTCTTGGATATGCATGATCACTTGACTGACCATCCTGATCACAACGGAAGGTTAATCCTCCAGTCTTGATCATGACTTTAGAGTCAATAGAGAGATCATGAGATCCGATTGTTAATTCAAGAAGACCAGTAGTCGGAGTGAATGAAGCAGCAGTTGGAGTGTACTCAATAACTGGAGCAACATGTACATCGACTTTGAAACTATCGTTCCATGCTTCTGTTATTGGTAACCACTCGTCACTAGCATAATCAGTATATCTTGGATATGGATGTTGTGATTGATGATTATCAGCATCACATGTAAATGTAAGTGCACCATCTTCAATTAAGACAGAATCATTTGCCTTCTCAAATGTTGCTCTAGTGATTGCATTAGATGCAGTTCCACCAGTATATGTGTGGACTGTTGTGTTTGTAGAAGGAGCATTTGCTAATACCTGAACATCGAATGTGTCGGCAGCAACGTTGAATGCTCTTACATATCCTGCAGCAGCAGGGTCAGCATGTGTAATTCCATTATTTGCACCAGTTACAAATGCATGAACACTTGTGTTAGTTGAAGGAGTAATCTCAAGTACTTTGACTTCAAATGTACTTGCTGTAACATTTGATATTCTTAAGAACTTACCACTAGCAGGGTCAGATGAACGAGGATATGTATGGTTAGTAGCATTATTATCTCTTCCACAAGTGAAGGTTAATGCGTTATCAGCAAACTTAATCCACTCACCATTTGCCATGTTATGAGCAGAACTTGTTGTGATGCTCAATATACCTGTAGTTGGATTATATGTTGTACCTGTATCTGCAGTGTGTTGTGATACTTGTGCACGAGGGTAACTATAAGTACCGCCACCTTGTGTACAAGTAAAGTCTAATGAACCGTCAGTAATCTTAATGAACTCACCATTATTGATGCCATGTGCAGCACTGGTAAGTGTCATTATACCTGTTGTTGGGTTGTAATCAGCATCAGTAACATTCAACTGACTGTTAGCAACAAACTTATGTTGACCAGCAGCAGCAGTCTTACCAATCTGTACCTCAAAGGTACCATCAGTTACAGCACTTACAGGTAACCACTTATCACTAGATGGGTCAACACCCTTACGTGGATATGTGTGGTTTGTATTGTAGTTATCATTATCGCACTGGAAGATTAATGCATCATGAGAGAACTTAATTCTGTCACCATTTCTAAAGTTGTGATTAGCAACAGCAAGTTTTAAAATACCAGTCTTAGGATTGTAATCTGCATCAGATACAGTATATGCTTCAGATTGTCTTAATCCATGTGCTGCAATATCTAAAGTTAATGCACCAGTTTCAGCATTGTAATCTGCATCTGTTGGTGTATGTGCATTAGTACCAACAGCAGTGATTGCTAATCTCTCATTATATGAAGGATCAGTTTCACGAGGATAACTATGCTCTGAAGCATGATCATCTTGGTCACAAGTAAAGATTAATGAATTTGCATCTATCGAGATAGAATCATTAGTAGTTAAATTATGTGATGGTAATGATAATACTAGATCACCAGTTGCAGCATCGTATGTTGCATCAGATGGAGTAAACTCAGTTACAGGTGTTAGATCATTATCTCTTGTATAACGATATACTGCTTCCTCAGCAACGAAGCGAGAGTTATTAAGAATTAACTGATAGGTATCAGCAGACTTATTAACGTTAATACCACCAACCAATTGTGATGCTTCCATCTTAGGATTATCACGTTCCTTACTGTTGTAAGGGAAGAAGTCTAATTGCTCAAAGAATGTTTGAACCTTACCATGAATATTCTGACCACGTGCAATAATTGGAATATTACGCATAGCCTGAATTGCCATATCTCTTGCCTCATTGAAGGCATATATTGGCATCTGATTTGTTAAATGATATGTTGATGCCTTTCTATAGAAATCAGCAGCATCCCAAACTCTACTGTTTCCACCATACTTCATATTGAAGGTCATGGAACGTAGGAAGTCACATATATCATCTACACAAGACTTATCACCATTTGTGATATGAAGTTGTGGATATTGAATATTTGCACGATATACTGCTTCTTCTGAGATGAATCTAATATTACGTTCGATAATATTAGCAGCATCAATCTGTCTTGAAATGACTGGGTTCTGATCGTATGAATCAACACCAGGATCAATAGCACCAACTAATGTATTAACATCATTAACACCTTGAGCATAGAAGTTATCACGTCCAAAAGCATTTCTCATTGTGAGAATTGCCATATCTCTTGCTAACTTATATGTGTAGATAGATGCATCTTCTTCACCAGCAATGTGCTTAATACCATTATTTTCTGGTTCGATATAGTAATTTGAAGCATCCCAAACCTTACTGTTACCACCAAGACGAAGATCGTGAATAACTGCATCAAGATAATCATTAACATCATCAACACAATCTTGCTGACTTTGACCTTCAGGATAAGTATGATCTTGGAATCTAGCAGTATCGTTCATTGTATGAACTGCTTCCCAAGCAATCTGATCCTTATTTCTTTCGATCATATCAGCTGCGTCTAGGAACCTATCTCCATCAGAACGTCCTGGATCATATCCTTGTGGATCAGGTGGGAAGGTTACTGTATCCCAATCAGCATCAGTATTATGAACTGTCTTAGGTATAATTTGTGTGTATACAGCAGTATAGTAATCATCTATATTTGTCTGACCTTGATTTGCATCAGGTGAGTTACCAAATTGAACTAAGAGTTGGTTTGCTGCTTTAATAGATAAGAACTTAGTAAATTCAATAGCATCCAACATTGGAAGAAGTTCTTCATCTACATGAAGGATATCTTGATCTTCATCCAAATACCTGTCAATTACTTCATTAGTACCAGCATTACCACCAGTAATCAAGTCGGCAATTATACCAGGAATAACGAAATCTTTAATATCTCTTTCACAGTATGGTTGACCATAACCAGGCATCTCCAACTTATCATAAGTTGTACCATCAATTTCAACCTGCCACTTATTCTGAATATATGCAGCAACCTCTTCAGCAATGAAATCACGGTTCTGCCACATAGCATCACCAGCATCACGATATCTAGCACCAGTAGGTCCAAGAATATCAAGAATACCATCAACTAATGCTGTAACTTCATTTTGTACATTAGAAGATGCAGGTGATGAGAAGTTGTTAGGTACACGTAATCTTTCTGTATACTTAACACTTTCATAGTTCTCTAAATCAGTACTTGTTGTTGTGATTACAAAATTGATAATTTCACCAACTTTCTGCCAAGTGTATAGAGTTTGTAGAAGTTCTTTATTAACGAAATCTAATCCACCAGTAGCAGTTAAGTATCCCTTAGCAGCAACAGTGGTGTAGTAGTTACCACCATACTTAAGATCTTTAATGATAGCATCGATAATATATTCTTCAGTATCCCTCAAGCAGTAGTAAGTACCAAGGTAGTTATTAGTTGCAGGATCATCACCACGAATAACAAAGTCTGGGAACTTAGCCTTCATCATTGCAACGGCAGTCTCAGAAATCCACTTATCATTCTGTTGTACTTGTTGTGCACAACGACGATGCTCATCTCTACCAAGATCTACATCTTCAATAATTACACGCTTAGAATCATAATCGATCTTCTTAGCAGTTGCAGATGATATAGTTTGACCAGTGAACTTAGCATAAGTTTCAGTAGTAGAACATATAAATGGTGTCTCACCTGTTAAACCTAGAACGATCTTATCATCAGTGAAATCTGGAGCAACAGGAGGTGTAAATGCAGCAGTGAATGTTGCAATTCCTTTTCTTACGATAACATTATCCATGTTACCAGTGAAGTCATTGGAACCTGCTAAATCAGATCCAATGTAACAAGGACCATATCCAAAGTCATCACTATTAGCAGCATTACTACCTGCTTGTGTTCCATTGACATATGCTTGCATCACACCGCCATTTCTTATGACTGCAACGTGATACCAAGTATTTGCTGTATTAAATACGTCACCAGAAAGTATGATGCTAGTGCTTCCGTTGTAAACACGGATAGCCTTATCGAACATATTAACTCTTAAACCTGATCCAGCAGTTCTACGTAAGTCGAACAACATCTGTGTGCCACTTACAGAAGTGGGATTAATCCATGCTTCAAGTGTGAAATCTCCTGTGTCAAAGTCAAAGTCATATGTATCTACAGCTTTAAGATATGCACCAGAAGCAAATTTTAGCGATTTTTTGGAATTAGCTAACTCAGACTTAGTAACGATAACACTCTGAGTAACACCACCAGTATTAACAAGAGTAGAGTTAGTGATATATTCACGGTCTGTAAATGTTCCTGTTACACCACTACTATCACTGAATATCCATCCTAGACCAGAGTTAACACCTTCAAGTGTTGTTGAAGCACCAGATGATACACCTTTAATTACATTACCAGTAGAAAATAGTCCAGCTGACTTATCCTTATAAGCAATCTTAACAACACGAACAGTTTCACCATCACGGAATGATCCATCATCAATACTTGCAAGTGCATTAATATTATTCTGATTACCTGCAGTAAATGCAGTTGTAACGATGCCAGTTAGAGTATCAATCGTAGATTGAACGTTAGCACAATTCGTTGCTGTCTGATTATTACCAGATGCATAGTTAACATCATAGTATTGTGCAGGAGCAACACCACCACTATAAGTGGTAGGATCATTTAGGTTGTAACCTGTTGAACTTAGATCTTTAACATAGAGTAAGTTGTTAATTGCTTTCTTCGAAAGATCACGAGCATGAGTTATTGATGTACCTGCTTGTGAAGCATGAAGACCTGAAATGATAGTACCATCAGTATTGTAGTATGAACGAACAAACTTAACGCTTGATAGATTACCACCACTCTTAACATCTTGTGCTAATGCATCAACAAAGAGACCTAAGTCACGACGACATGTAGTCTCAGATGCATTGTAAGATGGTTCAGTTGCCTCAATATCATCAAAGTTCTGATTCTGTAGAAGTGTTTCACTAATAGTATTCTTAAGTGTATCAAGAGCAGCACGAACATCAGCACAAGCACCATTATTTGTATTGCTAATAGTACTACCTGAAGTATCAGTGTAATTTGCTCTACCTTCAGTTAGAGTTGTATCTTGGTATATTGTGTATGGTGTTCCGTCAACAGTGATAGTACCAGATAGTTGGTTAGTAACCACCTGATTCATATACTCACTACACTTAGAATAACCCCAAACAGTTTCAGTTACCTGTGCATTGATATACTGTAGACTTGCTCCACTAAAGTATTCTGTAATAAATTTACGTGCATACTTATTACCACCAGAGTACATATCGTATGCAACTGCATCGATATAGTATGCCATGTCTCTCTTACACTTAGTAGAACTAGGTATAGAAGTTGATGGATACTGAGCAACCATATCCACATATGCTTGTGCTACGATATAATCCTTATTCTTGATTATCATTCTATAAGCATCACGGAAACGTGATCTTCCATCAGTCTGTGACTGTCCTGGATAATAGAAATCTGGATGATCTACTGATATCTGAGCATCACCAAAGTCAACAATCTCATCTCTACATCTGGTTATAGAACGAGAACCATCAGCATGTCTGTTAGCAGCAATACCGTATGTGGATCCGAGAATTGGGTTATTGTATCTTACCTTAATATTTCTAAGTGTATCACCAACACTGAATACACCATTTGACAAATCTGTATATGTAACCTCTGAAGAACGAATTGCTTCGAAGTCTAGGAAGTCACCATTTATACGAGCCTCATTATCTAAAAGTTCAGTTGGAGTAACAGTAGATTTAGCAATATTGTCTAGAAGAATATTAGGATAAGATTGACTAACTAGACGTTCAAATAATAGACCATAGAATGTAGATCCAGAAGTTAATTCCTGAATACCTCTATTCTCATCTGTACCAACAGGATAAGGTGCCTGAGATGTTATTCTTGCAGCAACGTTTGAACGATTTGAATATATGATATCTTGAAGATCAAAATCATATACTCCAGTTTCATACTTAGCAGTACCAGAAGTCTTAGATAAAACTATATCATTACCAGCAGTACCATCTTCATTCAAGTTGATTTCAGTTATTTGAGCAGTTGGATTATTCTTACTGCGATTTGTACCAATAACTGTCTCATCAAATTCATATATGTTTTCTGCACTAAGTAGCGTTACTGAATCAAGTCTTCCACTCCATCCTAGAGCACTTACTCTAACTACTTCATTAAGTTCGAATATTGCTGATCCACCAGTATTTTGTAAATCTACAACATCAACTGTATTAGTACCAGTAGCAACAACAAGTGCATAAGTATCACTATTATCACCCTGTACTGTATAACCAATTTCAGGATATATACCACCAACATCACTTAAATTCAAACGAGTGATATTTAAGAACTCAACACTAACGTTTTTGTAGACAATCTTAGAAGGTGCCTTTGGTGCTTCTTTAAATACAATCTGTCCACCAACAATATCATATGAATCGATAGGTGCCTGAATAACACCATTCAATGTAATTAACAACTGGTCATTCTTAACGATAACCTGTTGGTTCTCTACAGTAAGAGGGAATCCTTTCTTAATACCATCAAAGTCACCAGAGATATCATCCAATTTCTTAACAATAGAAGTTAGAATTTCCTCAGAGTTAGTTAAACGCTTCTTACGGAAAAGTACTTCAGTGTTATTGAAATCAGAATATATTGGTTGAGCAGCAGCAAATGATGTTACTTCATTAACATTGGAGTACTCATTAATATTAACCTGCTTAATAAACTCAGTTCCAACTTTACGTCCAGATACGTCTTTACCACCAGTCAGTTGTAACTGACCAAACATATTGAAACCAGCAGGGTGGTTATTATCAAGAATTTGTTGCTTCCACTCATTAATAGGAATCTGAGATTTGATAACATATGAGAAGTTCTGATAGAAGAAGGAGTCTTGAACTTTCTGAACAATCTCTGATGGTTTACCAACATCATCAATAAATTTACCTGGTGTCTCAGTTAATGAACCAATATTCAATACACCTTTAGCAAGTGATACATTATCAATAACACCAGATGCACGAGATACAGTACCATTGACTCTATATCCAGCCTCAAATGTTCCTGTAGCATCAATTAGTTTTAAGATCTTAGGTCCAATCTGCCAACCATCATTTGTAGAGACAGTTGCAAATATGGTTGCTTGATCTTCACTATCACCCATATAAACTCTCTCACCTTCCAAGAATACGGAAGTCTCAACTACTGCTTCTGCTTCACCACCAAATACCTCAGTTAGAAGTACTTGACGACCAGAACCAGTACCAGCAGAACCATCTACGAAAGTGATATAGTTGCCAGATTCAGCATCAGCAGGTGTTAGAGCAAATCTTAATTGATCAGTTTCAAGTGAATTTGCTTCACCAGAAATAGCATAATAGATTTGATTTTCAATCAATGCAGTCAAACCAGCAGATCCAGGTTGAGGTAGAACACCTACAGTGTTACCAACATCATCTGCACGGAATGTTATAGCAGCACCCTGTGTAATTCCATGTGGGAAGTTAAATTGTAGATATCCTAAATCAGTGTTAACAACGTAGTTAAACTCAGATTTAAGAGTAACAACTGGTTCAGAACTATATCCAGCACCAGGATTCTTAATTTGAATTTCTGATAGACGATTGTTCTTAACAACAGCAATTGCTTCTGCACCAAATCCACCACCACCTGTTACGATGACTGCTGGTGGAGAAGTATATCCAGCACCAGGATTGGTGATTTTGATCTGTGAAAGTATTGATGTATTGAATAGTTGTAAGTTAATTGGGAAGGTAATTTCTGGTTTCAGAGTATAGTCATGTGAATAACCATAACCAAACTCATTATTCTTCAACTTCTTAATCTTACCAATATTCTTACCAGTTAAGAATACAGAAGCACCAGTTCCCTCATCAGGAATAATTACAGCAAGTTCTGCACCAGAACCAGTCAACTGAGGTCCAAGAATTCCAGTTATTCCATCAACATCTATACTTGCAGTCTTATAACCTTTACCTGGATCTGTAACAGTTACACTACTAATAGTTCCAGAACCAATAGTTTCATCTACTGTAACTTCTATACGACAAAGACCACCTTCACCATCACCAATAATAGGTACCTGATCATAAGTTCCAACTGCATATTCAGATCCACCAGCAGTTATATTAACTCTTTCAATCTGACGGAATGATGCAATATCAGAGATAATAGGTAACTTCTTATAGAATCCACCAGCAGATATTAGTTTAATTGCATTGATAGGACCAATTGCTTTAAGTGATGTAGTTGAATACTTAGAGTATGCTACCCCTTGATCATCATTACCTACATTAGCCTGTGTAAACTCAGGTTCGAATGCAAGTGGGAATTGGAAGTTAGTATCATCAATAATCTTCGTGACAGTATAAGTTCCATCGAAAGGAGTCTTCTTAACATCAATAAAGGATTGGGCACCAACAGGAGAATTACTACCAATTCTAGATGGGTCGAAGTAGTAAGAAATATTTGTTACCTGACCATCAATCTTAAATTTAACAAATGGTGCATTAGTACCATCAAATACACCAGGGGTTCCTGATCTTTCAATATTGTTAAATGAGTATTCTAGTTTGAATTCATTATCTTGAGAGAATGATAGGAAATATCCAGCGTTGGAAGAATCACTCATATCAAAGATATAATTATGATTCCTTATTAGCATCAATGTAGGATGCTTGGTGTATATGTCTACTCTAGCAATACTTGCATTTTCAAATGCTGGTTCAGCACTAGGAATAGCACGGGTAGTAAATGTGAAATCTCTAGATGAGAATACTTCCTTAACAAAGAATGATCCATTAAATTCTGAAGTAGAGAATCCTTCGGTGAATAGAATATTACCAGCAGAGAAATTATGCCTTGAGTTAGCAACACAATAAACATCTTCAGTTCTTGTTTGACCACCAGTTGATAATAGAATAGTCTTATCAAGAATTGCTTGAATGGTTACTTTCTTAATACTATTGATATTATTAATCTGTAAAACAGTTGGTTCACCTACTTTAGGATTAACTGTAATAGTTCCACCAATACTTAGACTATCATTAACAATAGAATTAGAATCATGATAGATCTCATTAACTTGGATCTGATAATATGGTTCAGCAGCATCATAAGTCTTAAATCTAGCATAACTGCTAAGAGGATCAAATGTCTGTCTCCATTCCCAAGTTACAGTACCATCAGTTGCAGTACCAGTAGTATGTGTAGGAGCAACCCTAGATGTACGACCACTTACTGTACATCTATAAAGTTGTCTACCATTATAAACTTCATCACCAACCTCATGTATAACTAACTCCTTCCATTTTGGTTGTCTAGGAACAGGATATGCAGTATTAGCAAGATCAAGTTCTAATGCATCAGTTGCATTACTTGTATAATCCCATGAAACACCACCGTCAGATTGGTTACCAGTACTATGTGAAGGTCTAGTTGCACCAGAAGTAGCATTTGTAGTAGCAGCGTAGAACTTACCGTTTGCATATACAACATCTCCAGCAGTGTATGCAGTGGCAGCCTTCCATTCCGCTTCTACACGTTCGGCCGTGAACACTATGTCGGAGATTACGTTTGACTCAGTATCAGCAGCAGTAGTGGTTTTGAATTTGTCTGTATTATTAAATGTTGCTCCTGCAGGATATATTTTACCAATCTTATATGTAGTTCCAAGACCAGGTGTTGCAATTTCACCAACTGGTGTTTCTACGATAGTTCCAAATGCACCGACAACATCAGAATCATTATACTGTTGTAAGATAGTTCCCTTAGTAAATTTAACGTCCTGATTAAATACCATCTGTTGAACGCTATCAATCTTAGTATAAGAAGCATCCTTAATATAATACTTCGGTGTAACTACAGGACTGATTATTAACTTCTTACCACCTGGAGTTGGTACAGTAGAAGTCTTAGATCCATATATGAATGAATCATTATCAAATGTATAAGTGCCAGGTGTAAGTTGACTGTTTATATCAGAGTAGTCAAGGATTTGTAATCCGCCAGGTCCAATTGCCCAATTGGTTACTACAGGTCCAGTAGTTGAGTTATATGTCCAATTTGAATCCTCAACAATAACAGCAGAAGTATGATCACTTAATCCACTTAATGTATGAGTTCCACGCTTTAAATGTTCTCTATCAAGTTTTACAAGTGCAATACTATTGTCATTAGTACGTACAGGAATTTCTGCTGTAGGAGAAGTAAATGATGATCCAGTATACTGAGCAGTTGCATCTATAACGAAATCATCAACATTACCAAGTAATGAAGTAGTTGCAGTTGGTGTTAGTAAACCACCAACATATACGTTATCTACTGGTATATCTGTAGTTGTAGACCACTGTCCAATCTGAGTACCATTACTAAAGACTGTATATGTGAAATTACCGAGAGTTGGTTCATCCTTAACAAAGGCAATATGAACCCAAGCATCAGCAGCAAAGTTAGTCCAAATAGTTGCACTAGCGGTCTCCATGACCTCTACACCAGCAGCAGCAATTTTAACCTTACCATAATCACCACTAGTCTGATCACCATCAATGAAAAGTCTTAATTCATTAGAAGGGTTAGAAGCATCATTAGGTTCAGTGAAGAAGAATGTTGGATAACTGTTAGCAGCAGTATGAATAGTACTCTCAATTCTAAACCATGCTTGGAGTGTCCATTCCTTACCGTTTAGATTGATGTCTGTAACACTATAATGGTTCTCTGCTTGGAACTTAATTGAATCAGTACCAAACTTCTTAATAGTGCTATCAATAATAGCATTTGTTGCATTATAAAGAGATGCAGTACCATTATTCTGTTTTGTCTGATCAAATACGTTAATTACACTTGCAATATTGAAAGTTATATTGGAATATCCATAACTACCAATTTGAGAATCAGTTACAGTAAGTACTTCACTAGATTTGTAATTACGACCAGTTTTATTCATCTCAATGGTCGTTGCACCATTAGCAGCAACGTTAACATTGATAGATGCATTAACACCAGATCCACCAGCAGCAGTAATATTGGTATATTGTATTGCTGCTAGACTTGCAACGTCGAATGTTAAATTAGTACCACCAAAGTTACCAATCTGAGCATCAGTTACAGTGAATACATTACCTACTTGATGTTCTTGACCAGCATTAGCAACAACAACTGCTGATGCAGCACCAGTACCATCTATTGTAATATTAAATGTAGCATTCTCACCATTACCATTACTTGTAGGTGCAACTCCATTATATTGATGACCTTGTATAGAAGCGACAGCCATTACAAGACCACCAGCACCCTGATTACCTAAAGTTGCATCAGTTATCGTTACTTGATCTGATAAAGCAAAATTCTGTCCACGATTGGTTGCAGTCATTGATGTGAAAGCACCCAAATTATCGATTACTACATCAAATACAGCATTAATACCAGATCCATTAGTAGACCATGCACTTATACCTGAATATGTAATTCCTTGAGTTGCAGTTATCTCAAATGTGAAGTTAGCAGCACCACGATTACCAATAGTAGAGTCAGCAATAGTAATAACTTCACCTGCAGCATATCCACGACCAGGAGTTGCAACTACAAGAGAAGCGATAGCACCACCGCTATCCACAGTAATATTGAATGTGCCACCAGTACCGTTACCAGTGGTACCAAGTGGAGCGACCCCATTGTATAGAGCACCACCAGATACAGTAGCAATATTGCAAGTAATTGCAGCAGCACCATTATTACCAACATTGGCATCAGCGATAGTTAATGTGTCTCCAGCCTGATATCCATTTCCTGGGGCGGTAACGTTTAAGTTAGCAACAGAACCATCTGTATTAATCGTAACTTGGAACGTACACCCTGTACCACTACCGTTAGTAGAAGTTGGTACATTACTGTATAATGGAGGTGCCTTCAGAGTATTTACCTGGAAGTCTATATTTGCAGCACCACTATTACCTAAATTAGAATCCTGAATCTGTAATTGATCATCTTCTGCATAACCTAGTCCAGCAGCAGTTGCAACAGCAAGTGTTACAGCACCATTAGCATCAATAGTGACATCAAAGGTTGCTCCACTACCAGAACCAGTTGTTGAGGTTGCAGCAACACCACTATATGTTTGAGGAGCGACAATTGTAGCAACATCACATGTTAGAGCAGGAGCACCATTATTACCTAGAACTGAGTCTGCAATTGTTATAGTATTATTGATTGCATATGCCAAACCTCCGTTATTACCTACGGTTACAGCAGTTGCAGCACCAGCACCATCAATAGTAACATTCAATTTCAGTGCGTTGTTACCATTACCAGAGTTAGTTGTAGCAACGTTATTATACTGGAATCCACCTAATCCACTTACATCAAAAGTAACAGCAGGTGCACCACTATTACCTATAGCAGAATCAGCAATTGAAAGTGTTTCTGTAT